TGATTGGGCGAGTGCGTTTACGGCTCTTTGTTTCAACATGCTCTACACACTTAAATGCAAGTAACTTTCTTAAAATGGTTCCTGCTCTTGCGGGTGTTAAACCTGTTACCGCTGAAATAGTGTTGTGATTAAATGAGATAAACTCACGACCAACCACTATCACTCGCGCATAAGTCCTGTATTGTTCTTCAGTCATGATCACTTCCTGTTTAAGTTATGACGGTTAATATGCTCACGGCGACTTTCTTCGATAAATCGAACCAACTTCTGAGCTTCTTCTAACTTCTCGTCATATTGCTTTAACTTTTCTTCTGGCGTCATTCGTCTTGTTTCCTTTTCAATTTCATGTACTCACTGTTATCAGGTATCGTCACGAAACAATTTATACCTACCGCCCAGCGTTCAACCTGCTCCATGAAATGGAACATTTCACCTGTATCTAACTTTGATGTTTTTCGAAGTGTTCTTACGCGCTCTGTAAGTTGTGTAGTAACGTCAACCATATCGACCACCTCGTAACCTAGGAATGTATGCTTAAGTATTTCCTTAACGGTTTCTGGTGTGTAATTGGCGTTGTTCTTACATAGGTATTTGCTTATCTCTGTGCACCACAAATGAAAAGTTGCATTCTGAGATAGTGAACGCTTGTTTTTCCAAGGCTTGATAATGATTCGGTGTGGCTGGTTTGTTGCTAGAACTTCTTTGAGGTGTTGCCATGCGGTATTTTTGGTTGATTCGTGGAAGAGAAAATCTGCCTCCAAGTTAGCCTCCTATTTTTAATCTTCCTTTGGAGCTACCCATATATCAACAATATTTGCCATGTATTGTCCTATAATTTCCTGTTGCTCATCCTCGCTCATAGCCTCCCATTCTGACTCTGTTATGCCTAACTCAGTATCACCTCGCGTATTAGAACAATATAAATGGGCGTACAAATGCATTTGCTTATCACTCACTGTTATCTATCCTGTTCAATTTATTCAAAATCGTGTAACCACCTTGATAGGTTCGCATCAACAATTTCTGTGATTTCTTTTTTCCTACTACGCTTACAATTTATGTAAGTTGCTATGCTGTAAAGTGGATAAAGAAATGGAGTTGATAGCGCAATAAACAACATAAAAGACAGCATCAAAATAGTTATTGGTAGCTCTCTAATTTCACTATCTAGCCAAAATAACCAATTACGAGTTTTCATGTATTCCACGTATGCAGCAACTGTATACGCCATGCAATCAATGAAATTAAAGTCATAACCTGCCACTGTCGCCCAAACTGGCCTGTGAAGAAAGTGCTTAAGCGTAACTGGATATTGTTTGTAATACTTCATCATTCACCCTCTGGCATTGGTGGGCTAAGCATTGGTTGCCAATGAGTTATCATTGAATAGTCATCATCCTCTATGAAATCCTCACCGCAACTTATGTAATTATCGAATGAGATTGACCATGTCCAACCTTCTCCGCATGTATCAGAACGCATAAAAACGTGGTATACAAACTCTTCACCTCTGAACCACCCAGCAATTACTGGCGTGTCCATTTCAGGTAGTGAATCACTCACCTTAACCCAATTAGTTCCCTGCATTAAATGCCTCCCAGTCAATTTTAAATAGTCGATTAAGCACTTTCTCGCTTCGGTAATTTTTGAAAAACTTGCGGTTATAGTCTTTGCAGTTCTTTATGTATTTTCTTTTCCTGAAGGTAGCCTCGTCGGCATAAGCCCACAGGAGATCTTTATAATTAGTTCCTTTCATCTAATAACCTCGCTTACTGAAATATTCAATTCGCTCTAAGTTGTTGTATGTTTTCCCTCTTGGATAACAACTGCGAATTTTACGAGCAAGGTGTTTTTCCTCAGGCACTGAAATGGATCTGCGCTTGCTATCCATTAGCAGCCCATGAGCTGTAATCTGTGGAGTTTGTAGCCAGTTTCTATTTTTGTGAAAAATTATGCTCATCTAGAAGTCCTCTTGCGTGTTAAACATTGGCACCTTGGAATCGGCGTTGTTGCAGGCACAAAAAAGCCCGCATATTGCAGGCTGAGTTATTAGAATTCGCGCTGATGTTCCGTTATCACATCCGTAGCATTAACGGATGCCCGAACAGCCTTATCGATTCTCTCCTGTGCATCAGGATACTCAGTTTTTACAATTGCTAACTCATTGGTGATTAATAAAAATTTATCTTTTAAGTAATTAATAAGTTGTTCATCTGTCATTTTTTCAGTTTTAACAATCATGGTTTTCTCTCATATTAACTAGCATTCAATTTCATCTTGATAAGATTCCATCCTTACTCGATTTAAGTCAACCTGATCTAAACCACCGCGAGCATTAGTGAAGTAATATGTTTTTTCTGCACCGGGTGCGTGACGTGATTTCGTACAAATAACCTCAGTGATACCTTTCAGATTGGTGTCAGGATGATATTTTTCATCACGATAAATCATGAAGATAACGTCAGCCTCTTGTTCGATAACGCCAGACTCTCTCAAATCAGCATTAACGGGGCGCTTATTGGTTCGTTGCTCCAAGTTACGGTTTAACTGTGCAAGTGCGACTACGGGGCACTTAAGCTCTTTCGCGAGGTTTTTTAACCCTGTTGCAATCTCACCTACTGACTGATTCATATTTTCAGGGTTGGTCATTTTCATTTTCTGTAAGTAGTCAACGATAATGACACCTAAACCACCTGTTTTTTTGTGCATCTTTCTAGCGTCAGCACGTATTTCATGAATGCTCATTGATGGTCGGTCATTGATATAAATCGGTGATTCCTGGATGTCAGCAAGCGCATGAGATAACTTAGCCCAAGCCTCATCCATGTTGATCTTAGATTTATCTTCACCAAGTAAGTCTTGCTTGTTAACCCCTGCGTGATGAAATGAAATGCGTTCTGATATCTGCCATGACGGCATTTCAAGACTATAAAAAACAACGGGTTTCTTTTGCTTCAATCCGATTGCTTTTGAAATTGCTGTACTGAACATGGTTTTACCCATACCCGGACGACCACCAATAACAATCATGTCAGTGTTATTAAATCCACCAAATGCTTTATCGATATCAGGTAAGCCAAACTGAGTTTTATATTTCCAGATATCACCATTGATCATCGATTCAAGAATGTTTATCGACTCGTTCACTCCGTCCATGATGTGCTGTGTTTCAACAACACTACCTGTGTCCATTGATGAGATTGTGGATTGAACTTCACCGACAACATCAACAAGATTGCTAACGTTTGATGAGCTAATCTTCGCAATACCTTCATTGAGAACAGCAAGCGTTTTTCGAGCCGTGGTTAGATCCTTAATTTTCTGAACATAACCAGGTAACATTTGAATGCTTGATGTGTTTTTCGTGCATTCAGCAAGATAGCCGAACCCGCCAGTAATATCTGAGTTACCTTGTTGCTCAAGCTCTCCATTCAGTAAAACTAAATCAACCTTAGAGCCATTTCTAACAAGGCTCTGCATGGCATTGAATATGGCTTTGTGAGATGACGAGGTGAAATCATCAGCAACTAAACTTTCAATCGCTGAGATAGCAATCTCTTCGGTTTCAGATGTAGCAATCAGTATTCCACCAATGACAGCCTGCTCTGAATAATAATCCGTGAATTTATTTTCCATTAAACAATCCCTTTTTTCCGTTCGGTATATTCTCGTTTAGCTTGCTCGTAGGTTTGCGACCATCTTGTTGGCGTTAAGATCCAGTCAAGGGTCAGCCAGCCTTTGTCTTGCAAGCCAGTGAATAAACTTGATTGCGATATCAGCTTGAAGCAGGTGTCCATGTGTTTTACTTCACGCCACTGCCCTTTGTTAGTTTTTCCATTCCAGACAGCCTCCAAATCTTTGTAAGCAGGCCTGCGTGATGTCCACTCATGAAAATCAATGGCTCTTTCAGGAACGTATTTGTTCCAGATTTTGATTAATTCTTCATGAGGACAATCGACAGGGTTGATACCATCTCGGTTTTTCCATTTGAGCGCATCTGATAGGTAGCCATCGAAGCGAGTCATTCGACACAAGCTCTGCGGTTTTAAATCTTTTCCATTCTTCCAAGTCTTAACAGCCCACTCCATCACAAGTTTAATTTCATCAGGTGTGTAGCATTCGCCTTTTGCCTTGATGGTGTTAAGCGCTTTTAGGATGGGTTCAGTTGATTGAAATTTAGAATTGGTTAGCTGATTAAAATAATCGAGAATTTCTAGAGCGATATTTTCCCCAACGGGGGTAAGGGGGATCTTGTCTTTATTGTCTTTTGTATTATTGTCTTTTGTGTTTACCTGATTCGGGTAATGACCTTTACCTGATTCGGGTAATGTTTTCTTACCTGATTCGGGTAATGTTACCTTTTTCGGGTAAGTTTGTTTTTCTTTCCATTCATGGATGTTTTTATTAATTGAAACATGGCGTTTTTCTGCCACTAAAATTCCTCTGGAAACCAACTCACTTTTAGCTGCTGAACACTTGTGCGGCAACATTCCAGTTAACTTTGAAAGTTGCTCATTGCCAACCCAATCAGATTTTTTGTTATAACCGTAAGTCTTTCTGGCAATAGCAAAGAAAACTAACAATTGATGTTGAGTTAAATTGGCAAGCATGACAGCCTCAAGCAGCTCATTGGCTATTCTGGTGTAGCCGTTATCAAGGTCAGCCACTTTGCTCTCCACGACCTTTAGCTCAGGTCTAAAATCATCAAGATATTTTATTTCCGCTGACATACTGACCTCCTTGTGCTTTTTTAAACTCTTCGACAAATCGCTTGCCGAAATTCCTGTTTTTTGCAGCTGCGACTAATAGCCCATCAGGGCTATCAGGATGTACTCTTTCTTCTTGATTTTGGTTGATAAATCGGCGTTTTTTTGCCATAATTACCTCATTGGGTTGCTGTTAAATTAAGTCCATTTGTTGAGAAGCCTCAGTTACCGCTGGGGCTTTTCTTTTAACCTTTCCCTTCCCTTCAAGAGCCTGAATAACCCTTTCTGCATAATCACCTTCAAGAACAACTTTCGTTGGCTTATCACTGATATTTACAGAGTCAGGGGGTAATCCGAACTTGCTCACCAACTGGCAAGCTAAATCGAATATTCGAGCTTTATCTCGACTGGATTTTGATGGGTGTATTCCTAGCGCTTTAGCGAGTCCGTTATTACCGACCGAATACATTTCTTTTAGATAGAAGGTCATCAATTCGTTTGATGAGCACTCTACTTTGATATTTTTTGCACATTCCATTTGTTAAAGTCCTTCTTAGATTACTTCCCATATTGGGAACAGCAGTAATGATCCGTGGCTCATTCCATATGAGCGGATTGTTGATAATAATTTGCCGATTGAAGTCAAAAGGCACCGCATGAATTTTTAAAGAGCGATTGTGTTACCAGTATTTATTACCCAAATCCCATAAGTGCGGTAAGTCAGGGCGAATATCTTTTCCTTTAACTTGACCGTTTGTAGCTTTAACAATTAATGGGATATGCTCAGGTGATACTTTTGCCTTGTTATGTAGCCACTTAAAAACTGCTTGCTGTGTTATGCCACATGCTTCACCTAGTTTTTTTTGTGTCCCTACAATATCAATGGCGGTTTTAATTGCTTCGTTCATAAAAACCTCCGTTGTTTATTTTACATATAATAAAACCTTAGTTGTTTTTAATCAACAACTATATTTGTTTGAATGCCAACAACTGCGGTTGTATATTTAAGACTATGAAAACTACTCTTGCACAACGATTAAAAAAAGCTCGTAAATTGTCGGGCTTATCTCAAAAAGAACTAGGCGAGGCTGTTGGTATATCACAGGCTGCAATTCAAAAGATTGAGGTTGGAAATGCACAAAATTCAACAAAATTAATAGAAATAGCTAAAGTTCTGAGGGTCTCTCCTGAATGGTTGTCGTCTGGTAATGGCGAAGAGCCAACTATTCCTGTTATCCATAGTTCGGAAGTCAGCAACATAAGTACTGATACGCACTCGGATGAAGGGGGTGGTATTAGTAATGCTTATAAGGTTGAAATACTAGACGTAGAAGCGAGCGCAGGTGCTGGCGTGATGGTTATCGATGATTTTATCGAGACTATCACGGCTATTGAGTATTCAGCGGATGAAGCAAAAAGATTATTCGGTGGAAGACCTTCAAATACGATAAAGATGATCACTGTAAAAGGTGATTCGATGGCTGAAACGTTCGAACCTAGGGATCAGATATTCGTAGATATAACCACAAACTTTTTTGATGGTGACGGGATTTATGTATTCGTTCTGGATAACCAGCTCTACATAAAGAGATTACAGAAGCAACATAAGCGCCTAGCTGTCATATCAGATAACTCAAGGTATGAGACTTGGTATTTGGATGAAGAAGCCATTGGCGGTCTTTATATCCACGCTAAAGTGCTAGTTAGCCAATCAATAAAATATAAGTTCCACGGTTAACACAATGGCCTGACGACACGTTTTAGTGTGTGGTTGATTAAATAGCAGTAAAACTGAAATTTGGTTGACGATGTTTTGAGACCTAACTCATTAATAAAATATGAGAATATAGCTAATGCAATCTAATGAAAGTATTAATATTAATGACCTAGTAATGACTTTTAGATATGACGGCTTAGATGCAGAAAAGCACTCGTTAGAACTCAATGCGCTAAGTGAATCATTAAAAGGTTTTTCTAAAATATTAGTTACTGTAGGAACATTTGCAGCCACACAAAAATATGTAAAGAACACACCTATGCAAGAGGTGAAAATATACGCAAAAGAAGCAAGGGCTAATTGTTTTAGTCTTGATGCTATAATGGATTTCGTTAACCAGTACCAATTGCTATCAGGTGGATTTGGTGCAATATTAACAGTAATGGTTTCATATGTTTTTGCTAAAAACTCTCAAAAAAAAGATGAAATGAAAGCTCTTAAAGACTCGCTAGATAAGGCAATTGAAGCCTTAGGAAACAAAGATAGAGACACCATCGACGGTCTATTAAAAGTAATAGATAAGATGGCTAGCGACCTGCGCCCTGCAGTTAGGCAAGCTTCATCACCAATAGGAACTTCTTGCACTGAAATATCCATAAAATCAAACATACCAAATCAACCTCCGACCATAGTAAATCAAAAAGATAAAGAGGAAATAGATAAGCTTGAGGATGATGAGTTAATCGGTATTTCTGAATACAAAGTATTTATAACTAATGTCGATGTTGTTAATAAAACCGCAAAAGTAATATTTGAAAACGATGAGAATCAAAGAAGGGTTAATGCAGAGGTAATAGATCCTGCGTTTGGTTCAAAAAACAGCCCTTATATTAAAGCGTTAAGTAATTTTAACTCTGCAGGAGCATCATCAACGGCGGTTGTGACTGTAACAGCAAAAGCTACAGCTAAAAATGGAAAAATAAATAAATTATTTATAGTTGATGTCTCATAAATATACTATTCCTTGAATACCCCAGCCCTCCCCGCGAGGGCTTTTTTGTGCCCTATCCCCGCCAAAGAAGTGATCTGAGTTCCAAACTGAGATTTATTTGAAAATAAATTACCAACAAAAACAACCAAATAAAACCAAAGCAATATAAAAACACCATTACAAACAACTTTGGTTGTTGACAATAAAACAACTATAGTTTTAAATATAACTCATCGAAGGCAAACAACATGAAATACAGCCTAATGTTCTTTAACAATTTGGATATCACACTTGGCGTTGAGCGGAGAGATCTGCATAACTCAGCTCCTCGACAATCTCCAGCCTTCAAGGGGGCATGGCATTCTCGGGCAAGCGGCGGACAAGGTCAGGTGTTTAATACTAATTATAGGTCATTCAATGAGTGACCTATGGTGAGCAAAAGAATAACGGAGGATATGTGGAAATTTACTATCAGCCACCAAAGAAATTTAAAGGCAATCCAACGCCGGTTATAGTCAAGAAAGTTAACAGCAACTCATTCAAGGCTAGGAAATACGCTAGATATGCATCTTTCAGAGCTAACAAACTGAAAGAAGAAGAGATTACTAAAGCTAACTCAGTGAAAGAGAAGAAAGAACGCCCTGTTCTCTCTCTCAAACCAACAAAGCATTATCCAAGTGGAGATAACTGTTGCTTACCTAATGTAGCAGTATTTTCAGGAGTTAAAACAAAACAACCGAGTGAGTTCGGGTTTACGGCGAGATAAAGCCCACGGATGGGCTTGTGAGGATTAACCACAGACTAAGCGTAATAATTTAAGTTTTATAGGGAGTTTAGTTAGTGCTGAAATATCAGAATCACCTAATTTTATCTCTGTTTTAACTGCGGCTATTTCTTCTAAGGATGACCAAATTGAGTCATCTGAAGATTCAATTTCTAGCATATGAAAAAGCAAGTCTTCATCGGTATATTTAGACTCGTTTGTGTATAAACGCTGGTAATCATAAGCTCTTTTTCTTGTACTACCTGACTTTTTCCCGAATTGAAAAACTGTTTGTATACCCGTTAATACAACAACAAGCACACCAAATAGAAATGGATTTCCGTTCAGAATAATTGATGAGCCGAAAATAAGGATCAGCACTGAGATAATTTTATCTATACGTCCAGTCGCTGTTGCATACAGCTTTTCTAGATAGTGTGAATATAAAATTCGGGTAATTACATCTTCTCGGCTCATAAATATCCTTATTTTTTACCGTTACCTCCTGTTTTTGCAGGTGGTGGCGGAGGTGGTGATTTAATTAATCTAGACGGCATATGGTCATTTGCAAACACAGTCTTAGTCGTGGGGTTTGACGATTTTTTATCGCTCATTAATTCAATCCTATCATTGCATTGGGGTGATTGAATTATACACAGATTTCTTGCGTTGGGGAATGTAAGAACCACCTCGCCTGACGTGGTTAAAAGCAGGCACAGTTAACTAATTACAGTCCATTCAGTGGGCTGTGGTGAGATAACTTTTTTAGACCAATAAACTAAAGGCGATAAATCGGTCTCGCCATATTTACTAAGCACCGTTTGAATCGGAGGATTTATGTAAGTGTTCAAATCTAAACTGAGAGAAAAATAAATATTATGCCTGGATCCTATTCATGGCTTGAATAGCGTTAGCCCATGACGATATATGGGCAACTAACCAGAGCTTATTACTTAGTGGGCTGTGGTGAGTTGATTAATAGATAGGAGATAGAAATGGAAAGTAAGCCGATAGAAATTGAAATTATAAAAACAGATGCTGGTCAGTGTTTCATAACCGACTGTACAGCAACCAATGGTTATTACTTTAATAATCATGAAACAATTTTAGATGAACTTCTGTTTGATGGTATGAGTCCAGTTAAAACATTCCATACCCACTGGTACTCGATTGAAAAATTCCCATCAAAAGTAGAGGAGATAATTTCAGGTGAGACGGAAAACGAGAGATATGAACTAAAGGATCCTGAACTGGCAAGCGATAAATTACCAAGGGAAATAGCGATTGGTGACAGTGATAATTATGATGAAGACATTATAGACTCACTTTACTCACTAAAGTATGACGTTAAGCCTGATTACTCTGTTGAGGTTGACGTTAAGTTTAACATCATTTGCGAAGTGGAAAACTTTAAAAAAGCGCCTGAGTTTAATTACCCTGCAATTAAAAGAGTTGGCTTTTCAGATGAGATGTATTCAGTGACAAATCAAAACGTAAAACATTCCCTAATAGATTGCATCATCACACCTGAACCTGTTCGCTCAAATAGCCCATGCAAAATATCATCAAAGGAAATGTATGATTTGGTTCGCCAGCATATCATCAATAACATTGACACAAAGATAGCAAGAATCACAAGTGATTATGACTTCTGCTTTGAAGTTAAAAAAATCATCCCTTTACTTAAACCTCACACTTATTCGTATAAAGATGTATTCGCAAGGACAAAAAAACAAAGAGAAAAGCTGCACTTTAAAAAAGATGTAGCTAAAGAAGTTTCAATTTATGAAATGACACACGAACAAGAAAATTACAAAGGCTACACGCCAATTAAGTCATTCTCTGCAAGTAACGAGTGGGAATTAAAAGAAATGATTGATAACTACTTATCTGAAGTTATGCAAATTATCCATGCTCCATTGAGAATTTGTGAATGCTGCGATGGAACTGGGTATCTACAAAACGAAAACAACTAGCGTCGTATTTAGTTAATAACGGAGGGAGTATGACAAGCAATAGTTATGCTTACTTTAGTGTTGCGTATTTAATAAATTGGTACAGAGAAACTGGAATACCTGTAATTGCTGATGCCAATTATCAAGTTGCTCATCTAGAAGATTATATTGAGTAGCTTTACAAACAAAATTCAGAAGTAACCCACCGCACCAACACCAGATAACCACCCTATCGCTCACCTAGCGAGGTAAAAATGAAATCAGAATATTACATCACTATGCGTGATTGCATGGCGGTGCGTATCACTACGCCTCAAGCACGTAAAAACAAACGTACAAGTCCATGGTTGTTCAGTTTGGCTGTGGTCATTGTGACAACCGTTGGCGTAATACCGACATTTGTAAGTTGAGGTGATTATGCAAATTTCATACAGCTACTCGAACGGAACTCGGGTAGTAGACGGCAAAACAGTCATGGAATTTGACGAAAGTAGCAAGCTTAGTATTGAGACAGGAAGTTTCGCTGAGTTGGCTAAATTAACGGAGATTGACTCAGTTGAGGCAATGGAATATGTACTCGATTGTGACGATGAATCGCTTGAACGGACTATCAATGCAATAGGCAAGGAGGCCTTTATTAACAGGATATTACGTGTTTCTAAGCTAAGGAGAGTTGCGTGATTACCAACACCTACGGACTCAGAAACGACTGGTACGAACGCCAAATGGAACGAGAAGCGTTTGTTAATTCTCAGGAAGAGAAAACATCAGTCGATGAGGTTATGGATAGCCTACCAGAAGAACTACTGTGTATGGATTTAGCAAGGAAGTTAAATCCAGTATTTGAAATTAGCCCTCAAGCGCTGGATGCCGTTTTAGACGGAATTAGAACAGCTATTCAGATTGGGATAGATAAAGAGGTTTTAGGATGAAA